AATAGGGGGTCGTGATGGACAAAGATTGGCGAATAGTGGCATTCGGCACGGTAAGCTGGATGGTGCTTCTCTGCACAGCATTAGGGTTCTTGACAGGATGTGTGCAGATTGAAGGGGACGGTTTCGTAAATGGTGCGGGGCCTCAAAAACAGGTTATTTGTAAGAAAATTACAAATACCTACACACGATGCTTTAACAAATAGGAGACAGACATGAACGCGATTATTCAGAACTACTTCGTAAACAACTGGCGCACAACCGCGTCAGGGTTGGCACTGGCCGTAATTATTGCCCTGCATTACGCTGGGATTAACATTCCCGGTCTGGCAATCCCTTCAGACTCCGGCTCGCAGATTGCGATGATCCTTTCAGCGCTGGGCTTGATTGCGGCAAAAGATGGCAGCACGACAGGTGTGGCGAAATGAGCCTTCCAGCAATCATAGGGTTTTTGACAAGTTTCGCCTCTATGATTGTGAGCTTTATGAATTGGCTGCACGAGCAACAACTTGTGCAGTCAGGGATCGCGCAGCAACAATTGGATGATTTGAAAGGGCAAATCCATGACGTTCAATTGGCGATTGCTGCGAGGGAGGCTGTTCGCGCTGATGTCGCTCGGAACCCTGACAGCCTGCCAGTCAACGACCCCTTTAGACGTGACTGACCGTGCGTCTTTTTGTCAGGCCGCGAGGGCAATATACTATTCAAAACATGATACTGCGCCTACAATAGCGCAGATTAGGGAGCATAATGCGGTCGGCGTGGCTTTGAAATGCGGATGGATAAAATGACACAACATGACTCTTTACATGAAATTTTAAACATCCTCTTTTCAACTCCAAGTGAAAAAGCAGGGGCGTTAGTGGCGGCAAGTATGATTTCTTCACCCCTCTGGTTACAAACAATTCAGCCGGTGTCGGATGTGGCAGCGGTTTTTGCTCCAATTCTCGGCTGCACATATCTGTCCATGCAGATCGGGCTTAAAATTTGGGACAGGTTTATTAAAAGGGGATTGTGATGGATAACATGTCAGGCGCAGGTGGAGCTGCTTATTTCAAATCTCAGCATGAAGGTGAAGGTTGCCATCGTATGGGCGAGCATCACGACATGAAGAAACTTACGAAGTCTTCAGCCATGAATAAGGCTGAGATGAAGACGGTGAAACATTCAGAGGCAAAAGAAGTTGCGACGAAAGATCGTCAACTTGCTGCAAACAAAAAAGAGTCAACAATGTATGGCATGAAAACCTCAAAGAAACTGGGTAGCAAGTAATGGCAAAAGCTCCTCCAAAAAAGATGTCCATGAAAGAGTGGGAAAAATCCCCGATGGACAAAAAGATGGACAAAAAACTCGCCGCAAAAGGGATCAAGGAAGGCTCGAAAAAAGAGCAGGCCATGGATCGTGCGGCGATGAAAAAGTATGAGAAAAAGAAATAGTTAGCCCCATTTTGGATTGAATATAGAATGGACCTAACCGCACAAAATGCCCCACAGGCGAAGGTTGTTGAATGGCCGGAAAAGCTCCAATGCTTGTTCTGGCCAAAGGTCAATGATCTGCCTGTGAGGTATCGGGTGCTTTATGGCGGGCGAGGTGGAGCAAAAAGCTGGGGAATTGCACGGGCGTTGGTGATTTTGGCGGCAAAGCGGGAATTGCGAATTTTATGCGCCCGTGAATTGCAGAATTCAATACGAGACTCGGTGCATAAAGTGTTGAGTGACCAGATTGACCTTTTAGGTTTGTCAGGATTTTACCAAATCGAGCAGGCGAGGATTTTTTGTCCATCGACAGGGAGCGAGATCTCTTTTGAAGGGATACGCAACAATGTCACCAAGATTAAGTCATATGAAGGTGTGGACATATGCTGGGTTGAGGAGGCGAACAAGGTCACGAAAAACTCGTGGGAAGTTCTCATTCCGACGATCCGTAAAGAGGGCTCTGAAATCTGGGCTTCGTTCAATCCAGAACTTGAAACTGATGATACTTATCAGCGGTTTATTTTGTCTCCTCCTAAAAATGCGATAGTTCAAAAGATTTCGTGGAGAGATAACCCGTGGTTTCCGGGGGTCCTTAAACAGGAAATGCTCGATCTCAAGGCCAAGGACCGCGATGCGTATCTGCATGTCTGGGAGGGGGAATGCAGAAAGACTTTGGAAGGGGCGGTTTATGCCGAAGAACTTCGAGATTGTGCGGAAGAAGGCCGGATCACGCATGTTCCACATCATGCTTCTTCTGCTGTCAATTTGTATTGGGACTTGGGTAGGAGTGACCATACAGCTATCATTTTTGAACAATATGTAGGAATGCAAAGACGGGTCGTGGATTATTACCAAAACCGTCTGAAAGGCCTTGACCATTACATTCATGTGCTGCGCACACGCCGGTCGGGCACAGGAGAACTTTATGAATACGGGACGTGTTGGTTGCCCCACGATGCAAGAGCTAAAACGCTCGGATCAAAAAAGTCCATCGAAGAACAAATGCGAGACGCAGGATTTAGGGTCAGAATTGTCCCGCGTCTTTCTAAATTCGACGGCATTGTCGCTGCAAGGAGCATATTCCCCACTTGCTGGTTTGATGCCGCAAGATGTGAAAAAGAACTTCTTCATGCTCTTCGCCATTATCACTATGAAGAAAACCCTGTGACGGAGGTTTTGTCGTCAGAACCTGTGCATGACTGGTCATCACACGCAGCTGACGCTTTTCGGTATATGGCGATTGCCTCGCAAGGGGGCGAGACAACGAAACATCGGCATGTTACAAGTGCCTTGAAGAAACACGGTCTGATGGGCAAAGTGCAGCAATTTGGCGAAAGCCTTGGATGGTTGGGATAAAACATGTCAAATCCTACAAACGAAAACATCGAGAAGTTTCAGAAAATCTTCAAAAGAGCGCAAGATCGTTTTCGGCGTTGTGAGGATTGGGAGAGCTATGCAAGGCGCATGTTTTTGGATGATTTGAAGTTTGCTAATGCTGACGCAGACAACAAATACCAATGGCCGACAAGGATGTGGAACGACAGGCAAAGGGACGAGCGCCCCGCGCTTACGATTAATAAGACCCGTCAGCATAACTTGAACATTATTAATGATGCCAAGATGAATAAGCCGGGGATTAAGTATCGAGCTGCGGGAAATGGTGCGACCGCAGAGGCTGCAAGAATTTGGGACGGAATTGCACGGCATATTGAGTATCAGTCAAACGCCCCGGCCCATTATGATGTTGCGACCACTTTTCAAGTCACTGCGGGGCTTGGATTTTTGCGTGTGATTACAGACTATGTGTCTGAAGATAGTTTCGACCAAGATATTTACATCACGTCAATTCCAGATCCGATGACGGTCTACATCGACCCGGATGCAAGGGCTCCGGCAAAAGAAGACATGCGCTTCGCGTTTATCTTTGAAGACATGCCGAAGGACGTTTTTGAGAAGAAATATCCGCAGTATGTGAAGTATATGGGGACGGAAGGTCTTGTTGGTGATCGTGGCTGGCGAGATGATGACCATGTGAGGGTCGCGGAATATTTTGAAGCTGAAGATGTTGAAGATGAATTGCTGATGTTTGACGGCCCGGACGGACAACCGGCTACAATTCTTGCGTCAGATTTGCGCAAGGTCGATCCAAAAAGCGCAGTTTTTATTGACCCAATGACAAGAAAGCGCAGCGTTCAAAAGCGAGTTATCCATTACCACTTTATCATCGGGACTCATATTGTTGAGTCTGAGGAAAAAGAGTGGATTGGAAAGACCATCCCGATCATTCCAGTGGTTGGGGAAGAAATCATTATTGAAGGAAGAATGGATCGTAAAGGCCACACACGGGCCATGAAAGATCCGCAGAGGATGTATAACTACTGGGCTTCGAGTGCAGTTGAGTATGGTGCCTTGCAGTCAAAGACTCCTTGGATTGTGGGTGTTGAAACGGTCGAGGGCTTTGAAGAATACTGGGCGACCGCAAACCGTCAGAACCACGCTTATTTGCCGTATAAATCTGTTGGTGATGATGGCAAACCTTTGCCTCCTCCCGCAAGAGTTGAGCCCCCCGTTCCTTCGCCTGTTGCCTTGAAGGGAATGGAAGTCGCTGCAATGGAAATGCAGATGGTTTCCGGGCAATACGAAAATCAGATGGGGCAACAAGGGAATGAACGAACTGGAAAGGCGATTGCTGAACGTCAGCGTCAAGGTGATCGTGCTACTTACCATTTCATTGATAACCTTGCGATTGCGATCCGGCAGGTGGGCAAGATCATTCTGGATCTGGTGCCGAAACTTTACGACACAAACAGGATCGTGATGATCTTGGCTGAGAATGGTGAAAGTTTAGAGGTCAAGCTCGATCCACAACTCAAACAGGCTCACATGCTTGAGTTGAATGAAAATAATGAGGTCATTACAAGACTTTTGAACCCTGCTATCGGGCAGTATGAAGTGCAGGCAGATGTCGGGCCGGGATATGCGACACGCCGTGAGGAGGCGTTTAACGCACTTACCCTCATCCTCACGCAGTCCCCAGCGCTCACCAATATCATCGGTGACATCATGTTTAGAGCTGGCGACTTCCCGATGGCAGAGGAAGCAGCCGAGAGACTGAAGCGCATGGTCCCGCCGCAGGCGCTTGGTCAGGGTCCGACGCAAAACGAGCAAATGCTTGGAATGCAAGTGCAGCAATTGCAGGATGCGCTCAAGGCTACGATGGACGAGTTGGCGAAGGAAAAAGGCAAGACGCAAGCACGTCTCGAAAAGCGCGAAGTCGATGTCTACGACGCGATCACAAAACGTATCGATGTGGTTGGCAAGCAAGGGCTTTCTGCGCTACAATTGGCAAAATTGCAAGACGATGTTGTTCGGGAAAGCGAAGACGTTCCGATCAGCGATACATACGAAGGTCACAAGGAGCAAGGGTCAACTCCGGGGGCGGAATATGCCTCAGAGCGCGATCAACAAATGCCTGCTCCCCTTGAGGATCATGAAATGCCGGAAGGGGCTTTTAGAGGCCCAGATGGTCACGTTTACGGCCCGCACCCGGAAATGCCGGGGACGATAGCACGGATTACACGGAGAGGTTAAATGGCACCGAAGCGCACACAACAGGAAGAAGCGGTAGCTGCGGGTGAACGCAATGTGGTGCCGGGGCAGTCATGGCTTGCGGCTCTTATCCGTGGTATTGGTAGAGAGATGGTTGAGAACTCGATGGGCGGTGCGCCTTTCGGGCAGGCTACGCGAGAGGAATTAGGTTCCCTCGGTTACGAACAGATGCTGCGTGAGCAATATCCCGAAGAATTTGCGAGAGGAAGACTTTATGGCTCCGAAGCGTTTCCGACAGATGTGGCGTCGTTCTATGCAGCGCGTCCCGGTCGTTCAGCATTTACACAAATTGCAGGACGTGAAGCCGGAGCAGCTGGTGGTCCTCGCGCTATCGGTGGCGCTGGCGCTCCTGCATTAAGTTACGAGCCAGTCGCAGCGGCCCCAAGAGGCTCGTTTGATGCGAATATGATGGAGGCCTATCGGCGCGGGGCGGCAGGCTCAAGGGCTCCGGGCAGACCACAAGCGTTTAGACCAGAGGATTTCTTGGCCATTGAACAAGGTCCTTTGCCTACAAGCAGAAATGCGTTTGAGGCAAATGCTGTGATGGCGCAGCGTCGTGGGATGCCAAGTCCTGCACCTGCGGCTTATGATTATGAAGGTCCTGCAGGTCCGGGCCCTTTCATTGATCGACCTCGTTCTCGCTTTGATGAAAATACAATGGCTGCTTATTACAGGAACCAAGGTAAGGGTGAATACGGCCCTTACGTTCCTGGCAGACGAACAGGTCCGGGGGCGGTAGAACTCGATTACACCCCAGAAGAAATGGGGCAGGGTGTTGCACTTCGTCAAGGCTCAATGCCAATGGCACAGCAAGGCGGTGTTCCTGCCGTTCGTGGGGGCCTGCCGACATTTGCGCGTGGCGAATATCAAGCACCAAATGGAGCGTATGGTGAGTTTCGTGATGTGACCGGGAATGTCCTTTCCGGCCCGCAACAAGGAACCGCGATGATCCCTTATGGGGAGGCTGCAAATGCGCTACGTTCCGGCGGAATTCCTTTTGGTAAAATTGCGGCAGGTGCTGCAGGTGTGGGTCTGCCCTTTATGGCAGCTTATTACGGACGCGATGGTGGCGCTCCTGCTGTTCGGGATGTTGGCGGTGCTATGGCTACACCAACGGCAAGAGGAGCGCAACAACTTCCGCCGATAGATGTTTACGGTCGCCCGCAACAACGTCCTGTAGGATCAGAGATGGCTGAGCCAATGGGCGGGGCAGCGGGACAAAAGGCTAAAGGTGGTAAGGGTGGTAAGACCGCGCCTATGCCAACCAAACGTCCTGCAGAGGTTGCTCCGGCAGATGAATGGGAAGGCAACTTAAACTACAAAATCACTCAAATGTTCGACAAATTGTTTGGGCAGGACGAAGCAGAACGCGGTCGCAAAACCCAGCAATACTACGAACAAAATAGATGATGAGGGTGAGATGGCGGGGGAGATTAAATACAACTACGAGCCAATCGATAGAAACGCGATAGCGGAATATCTGTCGGATGAGTTCTACAATCCTCCACCTCAAGGGGGCATTCCGCTGCCCCCAAGACGGCCTGTCGAATATTTTTCGTTTGAGGGAATGCCTTACACGTTTACCCCAGAAGAACAGCGGCAGGTGAATGAGGGTTATCAACGGCAGACTCTACGTGAACGTGCGTCGAACCTTTATCCGTCAGCAATGCGGGCGCAAATTGGCTCGTATTTTGGAAATGAAAACCAGATCACTCAACATAATTTCTCCCCGTCTGAATTGAATGCCTTGCGGGAAGATTATTTACAAAAAAGAGCCGATTATATCGGAGGGTTTTCGACTAATCCATTGACAGGCTTCCAGAATGAGCGCATTCCTGACGTAAGCCGGTTTGTTCCTTACGAGCAATTTTCACAAGAAACAACAATGCCGAACATGCAAGGTTGGGGTAGCATGTTTGCCGGGACGAAGCCGTTTTCGCAAGGAGCTTATTACGAACAATCACCAGAGGGAACTCGTTTACGGAATTACTATGTTACCCCGTATAGCGAGCGTGATGTGAATGTGTTGTTACCATTGGAGCCAAGATGAGAGAGCCGTTAGTTAAACTCCCCGGTAAAGGGGCACATGCGCATAAGATGGTCGCGGAAACCGCGAAGAAGATGGCAGAGGAGGTCTACGAAAGCTGGGCCTCAAGAAGCAACGAATTTTATGCAGAACACCGCGATCTTAAAACTTATGTTTCGTCTTGCTGGCCGCTTTATCTGGACGCAGCAAGAGCTACACTTGCACAATTACTTACAACAAATATGGATGATGTGTTAAAAGATGAGATCCATGATGCTTTAGTCAAGGATGCGACGTTACGTCGAGGGCGTGAGGGCGTC